TTCAGCTTGCTTAGCTTCAAAAGCCTCAGCGATAGCCTCGTTGTAAGCCTCACCGAAAGACTTGTTCTTGTTGTCAACCTTCTTAGCTGACTTCTCAGCAATCAGTTGATCAAGAGCAGCTTGGTTCTTCTTAGCAGCCTCATCCATAGTTACCACAGCAGCCTTTACTTCGGCTACATCATTTTTTACATCAGCGATAGCAGCCTCATTGGCAGCTTTCATCTTTTCAACAGACTCAGTAGCTGATTTTACTGCAGTCTCGATGCTTTTCAATTCTTCCATTGTTAGGAATTTAATTTAGTTAATAAGTTATTTAAGTTATGCTTCAATCCGCTTAAATCAACCTCCGGCTCCTTAGCTTCTGCAACTGATTGCTCGGGTTGCTCTACTTTAGGAGTGGCTTCAACAGATATAAGTGATTTTATTGCCTCGTTTATTTGTGCTACTCTAATCTCGATAAACTCGAAGGCATCATCAGAGAAGCGGCCATCTTTCAATGACTTTAAGAGCATGCTCAGCTCTTTGCTAAGTTTAGCATGGTTGTCAAGGATTTCTTGACCACTCAGGCTTTTACCTACCTCAATGGTAGGGGTGTTAGGGTTAGCACCCCAAAGGACAGCAGAACCTTCAAAAAGCAATATCTCTTTGATGAGGTTGTACTCACCCTCTGCACTCTTTTGGTTCTCAGCTTTGATAGTTCTAAACCCTACCGAATGCTGGTTAATATGACCAGATTTGTAGAACTCAAGCACATCATTGCCCCATGTAGTGTTAGGCACATCAGTAATACCTACCAGATAGTCCTTTTCTACATACAACTCAGAGAACTTGCCAATAGCTGACTTTAGGCTTGGGTTGTGGTCTGTCAGATGCCAGATGAGGTTAGCCCCTTTAGGACCTCTCTCTGCCATTGTCTTGTTGTAGGCATTAAAGTCAATGACATCATTGTCAAGGTCTTTAGAGCCCATTTGGCTGATAGCAACCTTTACTTTGCGAGTTGTCGTAGAGACATCCTGCACTGAGTTGCTTACTGTCTTTTGTTCAAAGTATCTTTTCATATTCAATATTTTGGGAGGGTTGACCCTGGTTATTATTTCATGATTCCGCAGTATTGGCCGTAGCCGATCAAGCACCTCCCCTATTTATTAATCTTCCTCTCGAATCTCTTTTAGGTACAACAATATAAGAGCATCTGCAATTTATGACCATTGCTGCTGAACCACCCGGAGCCAAAGGGTATTCTATGTTTTCACCACTCCTTGGGTCCACAAAGTTGTCGTAAAAGTCCACCACCTGACCATCCATGTGAAAATGGTCTTTAGGTTGCTCAGGCTTAAAACCTCTGGTCCTCGAATCTCTGAAGGCAATCCACTCTTTGACCATTTGGTAGTCAAATGACTCGGCTGCTGCCTTTATCCCAGTGTTTGCTGCCCTACCTATCTCAGTTCTGACAATCCTTTCGGCTTGCATGGAGGTAAAGCCAGAGTCTTGTAGAATCTTGACTATCTCATCCACAGTCTGCTCTTTTATAATGGCATTCTGTAAGACAAGCAGCAAATGGTTCCTTAGGGTCTCTGAGGTCTTTACAACCGCATACTGAAGCAAGGTCCTTTCAAGCTCATCAACTATAAACTTAATCCATCTCTCATCTCTGCCTATCCCCTTTTGATTAGCTTCCTTGCGGATTAACTTATACATCTGGTTGGCATGATATACACCCACTTGCTTGTAGATGTTCTCAATGGGTTTATAGAGCTCATCATTCCAGAGCTGAGTTCTAAGCATTGTCTGGGCCTGCCTGGCTCCTACTCTTTTTATTGTACCTATCAAAGAACTGACAACCTTATCAAGTTGTCTTTTGACCTTAGGGAAGTGGGTCTTGGCAAACTTTCGATTGATTCTCGAGAAGTTCTCCGCATACTCTTTTCTCTCCTTGTTGGTCATTCATCAATCTATTTTTTAAGACTAATCGCTTAGCCTCCATTCTTGCTTTATATAAGGCACAGCACTTTTCCCTTTTGGTTATGGGATAGGTTCTGTAAACCTCACTCATTATCGAGGTCATCTTCATCCTCGTTATTTACATCACTCAAATCCATGTTTGGGGCTTCGTACTCGCTAAATGGCATACCATCTTGCGTAGTTATCCAAGGCTCGTCAAACAGCGGATTGTCAATTCTCTCTAATCCAAGAAGCATTCTTTGCTCGTTAGGGCTAAGGGCTTTAAGGTCCTTAATCCAGCTAGACTTCTCGACTACATCCTCTTGCAGTTCTGTAAATACGGTATGGTCAAAGTCTATATAAACATTCTGGCCCTTATATCCCCAGTCTGTTTGTAGCTTTCTATTAAAGTGGTTACGGAATGATACTAGGGCTGGCATCGCACAACGAGTTGTAAGGGCCTTTTCAGCCTCTCTTACGTTGTTATATGTGCTAGACTCAGAATCACCTACCAACTGGCTAGGCACCCCATAAACGGATGCAAACCGCTTCAAATCCCATTTCTCAGAGTCAATGATAGACAGCTCCACTGGGTTAAGCCCAACAGATTGCCACCCCATCTTGTAACCAGAGACACCAATGCGGCCCCAGTTTTCTGATCCTACCCACTCGCCTTTGCCTACAAGTTTACTCTTAATAGCTTCTACTTGCTTTCTTGTATCGGCAACATCTACCCCACCATTCATGACTCTTGGGTCATCAACATAAAGTACACCTTTAACCCCTTGATTCTCGAGCATGGCCGCACTAGCCTTGATGGCTGAGTTAGACCGGCTAAGTCTCCTTAGAGCAGCCTTAAGTGGGCTCATACCATAAAGGTGAGCTCCGTTGACATCCCAGTCATAGTTCTGGTATTTGTCATGTAAAACTTGGCTCTTAGGGAATAAAGCATTAGAGAGGACTGGTATCATATACCCTTCCTCAACAATGGGGAATAAGTTGGTAGATGCTATAATGGATACCTCTTGATAAGGTAGGTTATGTAACTGATAGGGTTTGCCTTGATTGGCTCCCATGTCAAGCATCTGAGCCCAAATACAACGACCTCCAGTAATTAGCTTCCAACCAGTTGAGTTGGCTACCAAATCTTGAAAGGTCTCATAGTCGTTAGGATATCGTAAAAGTTCTGTAAGTCTATCTACATAGATTGGCTCTAAGGCTTTCTTCTTATAGCCCATTGCCTTTTGAAAGTCCTCGGTAGAGATGTCTTTCTTTCTCATTAAGCCCTCATAAGCCTTAAAAGCAGCCTCATCGACTACCTTGTAAGTGGACCAGTCAGGCAGTTTTACCTTGTCTGTAATGAGAGTTATAGTGGCATAGAGAATGTCGTTAACTTGATAGCCATCACGAATGTAGTTAGTACGATTGTCAGTAATACCGACAAAAGTTCCTCCAGTTACCTGATAGGAAGCAAAGGGCTGACCTACCGGCATCATTGGCACCGCCTTCTTAGTTAACGCATCCCACGCATCTTGTATTCTGCCCACTTTCTTTATTTTACCAAGCCATCACCTCGAACTTAGGCTTGTTTAGTTTTGTATATATTGCATACCGCATCGCATCGCAAAGGTGATCCCACATCTTAACTGGCTGCTCATCTGGATGGACCTTGCCATCTTTGTCAACCTTCCATTTGTAGGACTTAATCTCTTTCATTAGGTTACTACTGTCAGGTGATACTATCAATGGCTGGCTTTTTACCTTTTGGATGCCAGCATAGACATCTTTTTCGGCTGGCTTGGCATTATACCCAGCCCTAACCAGTTCCTCGATAGTCTTAGGCTCAGCAGCATCACAAAATATCTCATCGGACCTTTTAATGTCTAAGATCTTTAACCTTTCTATTAAATCGGTGGTTGTTAACTTAGTTTCGTAAAGCATCTCCTTTACAAATGTCTGACTTTCGTAAAACCCTACTTTTACTAAAGCAGTTGGTACTGAGTAGCCAAAGTCTAAGCCATAAACCGTTTCACAACTGTCCGGGAAGTAACCCGGTCTCCAGTGTGTGTAAATTATCTCTGATGACTTACCCCTTTCTCCCAACCCAAAGACCTTCCAAAGATTCTCATCTGCATCTTTCAGACTTTCAATCTCTTGTACCTGCTCACTTGGCAGAAAAGGATTGTCTTTATAGGTTGAGTGGATTAAGAGGTTAGTTTCTTTGTCAGCGACATCGTACACCCAGCTCATCTCATCGACTGGGTTAAAGTCTAAGAAGATGGTCTGCTTGGTTCTTAGAGCTAACTGCTGGTAAATCGAGTGAGGCAATAGATTAGCCTCGTTTATATACAGTATGTCTCGCCCTGGTCCTCTTACCTTACCCGAGTCCTCAGCCCCAAAGAACTCTATATATGAGCCATTAGGGTAGTGGTAGACATTGTCGGTCTTGTTAAAGTTATCATCTGAGTAGATGCCAGCATCCTCGAGTATCTTTAGGATATCTCGCCTAGCACCCCTCTTAAGATGGGGTAAGGATGGACTAACCACCGAAATAGTAACCTTTTCCTTGTGCGGTATGTAAAGAGCTATTAATTGTCCTATCGAGTAAGTCTTGCCTGATCTGGTAGAACCTTGGTTAGCGATAACCCGGTATTTCCGAAAATCATAGGCTTCCTTGTTTCTCTCAAAGACATTTGTATATTTAACTTTGACTGTCCTCATCGGCAGCCTTTTCAAATATTATATTAACACCACCCGAATGATTAAGGTCCACAGTTTGTTTTGACTTACCGTAGGCCCTATCCAACAACACTTCAGCAGCCCTCACATCTCCTTTGGCTGCCTTGGCTCTTAAAGCCATTAAAATAGCTTTAGCGGCCTCAATTCCGTCTTTATCTTCTCCAAGTACATCGGCTAATAACTCGTCTAATTTGGGCAGCTTTTTGGGCCTGCCGTTCTTCTCTGGCTGGTTCTCACTACTAAACTGAGTGGCAGGGTTACCGCTTTTACCTTTCTCAAATGGCATATTCCGTAACTACTCCGTTTTTTTTGATGATTAGGCTAGGGTCTAGCTTTCTCATTCGGTCAATTATTACCTGACAATATTTAGGGTCTAATTCCATTCCGTAGCACTTTCTTTTAAGTTGATGTGCTGCTACCATTGTTGAGCCAGAACCTAAAAATCCATCAAATAAAAAATTACCTTTAATTTGATCATTTATAATATCAGACAAAACTTTAATAGGTTTTTGTGTAGGATGAACTCTTTTATCTTTTTCTCCTTCACGAATCATTCCATTCCAAATCTGCTTATAAATCCTAACTCTTGTTTCAAAACTACACCAAGCCATTTCGCCATCAGCAAAATTATTGCTATTCATATCTCCTCTTTTATCCCAAATTATCCAACTCGAACTAAATGGAAGAAAATCAGTAAAATAATTCCCTCCCCAAATTATAAAGTTTTCAAATCCTAAACTTATACAAGTTTGATAAAATTCTTTTGCAGTATCTGTTGTATCATCAGCAATAACCTTGCTATAAACTCCATTTTTTGCTTTATTATCTCCTCCTACCTTTCCATTATTTCCAACAATATCTATTCCATAGGGAGGATCTGTAAATACCATATCAGCCTTTTCGCCATTCATTAGCTTTGCCACTTGGTCGCTATCCGTACTATCTCCACAAAGCAAGCGATGCTCTCCTATCTCAAATAAATCGCCTAAAACTATGTCAGTCTGGACCGTTTCAGGTACTTCAAAGTCATCTTCCTCAGCCTCTAATACTTTTGCTTCGTAATTAGGAATATCTAAACCCCAATCGGTTAGCTTTTCTACATCCCATTCATTAGCCAGCACATCCCACTCCCACTCGCCAAAGCCTACATTATCTTTGATGATAAATTCTTTCTGTTGTTCGGGTGTCAAAGAACTTGCCTTTATTATCGGCACTTCTTTTAGTCCAGCTTCTATGCAAGCCTTAAGCCTCATATTGCCGCCTAAAACGACCATTTCGTCGTTTACAACTATCGGCCTAATTTCCAACATCTGTGGGAACTCTTGGATGCTTTTTACAAGTTTTTTGAACTTGTCATCCTTAATTACCCTGGGATTGTCTTTATTTAGCCTTATTTCAGTTATTGCTGTGGTCTGAATCTGTGGCATGGCTTATACAAAAAAGCCCTCAACCCCGAAGGACTGAAGGCTCGTTGATTTTTTACCCTTTATTCACCCCCTAATATACGAAAAATTTTTGAATCTACCAAATCTAAGTGTTATAACTTATCAACATCTGTACCCCATCGACTAAGTATGCGGACCAATTCAAGCATAATTCCTTGCCCTCCGGGTGTCATTAGTGGATGGACACCATCTAGACACCTTACCTCTAAAGATGCATCTGCTGGACAAAATAAGTGTTTTGCCTTACATAACATAGGGATATCCCATGCTGAGTCTCCAATGGCTATCTGGTAGTCAAAAGGGATAGTCTCTTTATTTCGTATAATATGCAATTGTGCCCCTGACCTTCTAAGGTATGCCTCTGCACCTGGCCATGAACTTGCGGTTACTAAATGGACCTGATAGCCCATAGAGATTAGCTCTTTTATGGCTCCAATGTCTTTATTATTAAAGGACTTAATTATATTTCCCTGATGGTCCACCCAGATTTTGCCATCTGTTAAGCAGCCATCAATATCACAGCAGATTACCATGTTTATTTTTTTATGATCCAATAATACCAATCCCGACCTAATAAATTGACTGTTGCAAACTTATGTGGAGGCCATGCAATAATGGTTTTTGACTTCTTGCCTAAGATAACCATGCAGCCATGATCATCTAATGATATATCCCACTGATGGAAACCTTGCCAGTTCTCATGGGTTGCCTCGTTAAAAAACCCTTGCACAATTAGATAACCTCCAGGCTTAACTGCTTGTAATAATAAATCCAAGGCTTTTCTGGTCTCTTGAGTATGGTCTAAGGCATTTGAGATGTGGACTATATCAAACTCATTCTTAAAGGGCAACTCCTCTGCTGGGTAGGGTAGTGGAGCTTTTAGCTTATGCCGTTCAAAGTCAAAGACTAGCTTGTAAAGGTCTCCCAAAGGGTCGCAAGCGGTTACATTTACTAACCCATTTAGTATTGAGCAGACTCCCGAGCCGACATCTAAGACTGTATCATGTGGAACACTTTTGATAAAGTCTGCCACCTCTTGATTAAGTTCTGGGGTTTTAACTTTACCTACCCATCCCTTTAGGAATCGATCGGTCTTTACAAATTGCTGCCAAAAGGCAAGTTCATGATAAATTCCATGTAGTTCTAGTGTTGTCATTTTGTTTTATTTAGGCCAAAGTTTTTGTTGCCAGTCTTTACCCCATTTTTGCAGCATGTGCCTTTGACTAATAGGGGTCCAGTAGTTTCTAAGCTGCTTTCTGAGTTGTCCAATCGGATGCTCTTGCTTATTTCTTAGATAGGTATGCCCGATGACTTGGTTATGATGCACACCTACCTTTTTAGGCTTGACCCGATGGCACCAATCAAGGTCCATGTAGTAATAAGGCAGCATCTCATCAAGAGGATGTTCTGCAAATACGTCAGCATTAACCATCGGGGCGGTCCATTCTATAAAAGGTGTCTCTTTCGGCTCGTTACCATTAGGCCATTGGAATTTGTGATCTGAGGTTGGCATAGCCGGATGAATGCCAGCCCAGCCTAGTCTCTCGCAAGCCATTGCAAGCTCGAAAGGCATTTCTGATTTGAAGGTTACATTACTTACAAACCATAAATAGTCAGCCTTCCAAGTAGGGTCCATTAGTATTGTATTGTAAGCCCTAGACATATTGCCTACTCCATCCCTACTGACTATCTCATAAGGTAAGCCAGTTTCCTCAATACATTTTAAGGTGTCTTGCCATTCTGGCTCTAAATATTCTAGGGCAACAATTAAGATTCTCATTTTATAGGTGTTAAGTGGACAATAAGGTTTCCATCTTTAGTATCTATGTGCATGATTGCCCAGAGCTTGTCAGTGTAGCCAAATTTATGAGCTTCAGATAAGGTAAAATAGTTTATGAAAGTATGCTTCCGGTAACATCTGACATGAGTTGGGTCAGCAAACTGCAAGTCTGGGTTTGCACCTGCTTCTGGGGTTTCTATGTATAATGCACCCCCTTTTTGTAGTATTCTATGGCTTTCATTCATAAAGTCAAGCAGACTATTTAGATGCTCTACCACATGAATAGCAGATATCTCTGTCATGCTGTTATCTTTGAAAGGCCAAGGGGTTATATTAAGGTCGTGAACCACATCGACATTGTCAAATGGTCTTACATCTAAAAAGATGTCATTTTCTCTTTTAGGCCAATTAGGACCACATCCGACTATAAGCTGCATAAGATTTGATTGATTTTATCCATCCAATAATCCCAGGTATAAGTCTGGGTGTATTTGCGAATATTATCAGACTTTTCTTTTAATTGGTCTGGATGATTTATGGCAAACATTGTTGCATCAAATAACTTGTCATAAGAGTAACCGGTCTTAAAGCTATTAGACTCATTAAGGTCATCATCCCCATCTATTATAGATCGTATAGTTACCGTACCCTTTGTGCCAGCTTCTAAAGGGGCAGTGGACCTAGCATCATATTTAGTAGCCTTAATCATTATGGTTGACTCCTCATATAACCTATTCATAGTAGCAAGGTCTGGCTTTACGTGATATTCAGAATAGATTCTATCTACTGGCTTCTTTAAGCCAAATCCCTTAATTGCCCATCCCTTTTCTCTCAGATTTTTAGCTACTTGCACTGCAATCTTTTCTGTGTCTTTAGCCATGTTAGTTGGCTCTGGAGATTCCAATAAGGCTACTCTACCCTCTTTAGGTTTATCGCTTATGGTAAAGTCTTCCAGATTTACTCCATTGCCTACATAAAATATAGGTCCTTTCCTTTTGTAGGTGTTTTGTAATATTCTGATATTCCACTGGCTAATAGAGATAAGGGGATATTTGGTAGAGTATAGGGTAAAGCAACTATCAAAAAATGCCTTGTTGGTTATGTTAAACAGATGCTCTAACATTTGTAAAAAGACTACCTTTTTTACTGGTTTGTCCTTGTATAACAAAGAAGCACCATGTGGGCTCGTTACGATTAATAAATCTGAACTTGCAAGTAAGTTAGTGGTATTTACAATCTTACAAGTTATGGTCATCCAATCACACCGAACTGGGCCAGCTTGATTATATAAAATAACAGTATGGCCATAATATTCTAATCTATTAGCCCATTCATTGATGACTCTGATGCCACCATGTCGGCTATTAATGTTTGGGCTTTGTATAAATATTCTCATTTCTCGTATTGTGATTTCCTAGAATATCGCTTTTCCATCATTATCTTAAAATCAGCATTGACAGCATAAGACCCAATACTAAAGAATAAGCGATTATGCAATTTGCCCATCCAAGTACTTATATTGTATTGCTGGTTTAGTTTAAGGTCAGCCATGTACTCAAAACCGCTTTCCATGTTTTTAGTGTAAGCCGATTTAATGACATACTCTTGCTTCCAATCTAGGTCTAGCAGCTTGCCAAACTCTTTTGCATTGTAAACAATAGGAACATGGATGTCAGTATAAAGGTCATTGCAGCCCGGCAGATTGGCTGTATTTGTGATGGCTCGTTTATATAACCCAGTGGCTTTCTCAGCCCATTGCTTGCAAAGCCCATCATACCAGTATCTAAATTGGTTGACATGGAGGTCTTTTAGTAAAAAGTGATCATCATTCCAGAATATAAAATCCTCAGTATTGGTCATCTCACAGCCAGTCAATATCTTTTGAAAGATGCTAAAGTTCTTGCGGCCTGGCACATCTGATATGTCATAGTGATCAACATTCTTTACCCATTTAGGCCTTTGACCTATTAGTAAGACTCTACCAGTATGGCCTTTTAGATGCTTATCAATCGACCGTAGGGCATACCTCAGCTCGTTGTCCATCCACCGGCTGCCAGTTCCCAGAGCTATCACGATATCCATTGAATTTGCTTAAAATGTGATATTTAACCGCATTTGTTAAGTTACCGAACTCTTTGTAAATCAGTTCCTTTTGTTCCTTTGTTAGATAAGCGGCCACCATTTGCACTTTCAGATGTGCAGGCTTTGGCTTCCTACCTCGTTTCTGCTTTTCCATACCACAAATATAGGCAAATAAAAATAAATTAAAAATATTTTTGGTTAATGTGTAAAAGTGTATTATCTTGCATCCATAACCAAACGATTTAACCATGAAAGCACCACTCAAACTTTTACTCGCTTTATTAGCAGTTGCCTATGTGATAGGCCTTTTACAAGACACCATTTGCCAATAATCAAAACCACAGCCATGACAATTACCCTAATCACATCAAAAGACAGAGCCATCCACATCTTTGAATCTGGAGCTGGCTATTATCAAGCAGAACTATTTGAGCCTACCGACAAGATGTATGATGACCAAACTGGAGTCCGTTTAACATTTAAGGAGTGGATGGATGCCGAATCGATTGCCCTTATTATGTTTCACACCGGAATATCTTATGGACTTGAATCTGGCATCAAAACTTTTAATCCTAGTTACAAACCTAACCAATATAAGGTCAATGATATTATGGGCTTAGCCCATGATTAATGGCAAGCAATCTACCCCCGATGTTTCTACATTGGGGCATTTTTTACCTCTTAAATTCTACACATGAAAACCACTTACCCCACCCACCCGATGCGAGACTACAACGAATGGATTGCAGCGGTTCACAACTATTTTAGAATGACAGCAGCAGAGTATGTCCGTAACAAGTACATTAGACAATTTACCCCTTTTTGTATTGACTCAGATGGCAAAGGTTACTACCTTATCGGTGATGACAAGATACCAGCCAAGGAGTTTGAGCAGAAGTTTCCCTTACCTTTATTTGTAAATAAAAACGATGAGAACCCTAACAACTTGGGCTCTATGTTATCCCAAACGATTTAATAAACCCCACTATGTCAAACGATTTAATCACCTATGATCTGGCACAGCCAGCACAATCCTTGCAATTAGCAAGCGAACTAAAACGATTTGTAAAAGAGCAAAAGCTCACCGTAAACATTAAAGGCAAAGAGTACCCTTTAGTCGAGTCTTGGCAATGGGCTGGAGCACAGCTAGGACTTTATCCCCAGCTTAATTACATCTCCAATCACTCGACTGAGACAGAGATTAAGTACTTAGCAGAGGTCAACATCTGCAAATGGGGCACTAACGAGGTTATCTCTAAAGGAGTGGCTATCTGCTCTAACAAAGAAGCCAACAAAAGGCAATGGGATGAGTATGCTATACTATCCATGGCTCAGACCAGAGCTACCGGCAAGGCCTTTAGGAATCTAATTAGCTGGCTTATGAAAGCGGCTGGCTTTGAGGCTACACCTGCCGAGGAGATGGACTTTAATAAAATAGTAGAAGATGCCCCTACCATGGATGAGAAGTTTATCCTACTTAATTTAATAGGGCATACTGATTTGAGTGATGATGAGGCTGTATTGGCTCAGGAGGCTATTACTAACTGCCCAGACTATAAGACTTACCAAAAGTTGCAGCATCGCTTAGAGGCTCGCAAAAAGCCGATTGACCAGATAGTTAACCCCTCACAAAAAGACATCTCCAAACACCTTAAAAAGACAGTAAAATGAGAATAGCTACCACAACCGATTTAAGCCTATTTGAGACCACTAAATCCGAAAGGCAGGATTTTGCCCAAAGTGTCATAAATAGCCTAAAAGA